GCCAACCTTAAAGCAAAGGGTGTTATTAATTAATAGATTATGGTCCCAATTATTGGACTCGTGGGGAGATCACGGGTCGGCAAAGATACAGTTGCTGGGTTCTTTGCCGACACGCACAAGGCGCGAAAGTTGGCCCGTCCGGTCAAGGACGCTTGCAAAGCGCTCTATGGCTGGACGGACCTCGAGGTTGAAGGACCGGCCAAAGAGGATCTTGATTTGAGGTGGGGGCTCACACCCCGTGTGGCGATGGTCCACCTCACGGATGCGCTACGATCTTTTCACGGGCCTGGGTTTTTCACGCGTCAATTTTTTGACACGTGGGACGGAACCCCTATGATCGTGACCGATGTGAGATACAAGAGGGACCTCGATGAGATCCATGCAAGGGGAGGGGTGACTATTAAAATTAGTCGAGACGCGGGGCCTGGTCATGAATTTGAAGATGAAATTGATCAATTACAAACTACATATGAGATTACAAACAACGGAACCCTAGATGGTCTTCGCGGACAGATCGACCGTCTAAAATTTCGACAAGATTCTCTTAATGATAAGAGTGGCCATCGTTACCTGCAAGGCCGAAGAGGCCATGCGGGCCCGGATGCTCTTGGGAACAATGTCACCGTAGCCAGTCGTCGTCGAAGTGGTCACTGTGAAGTAAAAGAGGGCCCAGAAACGCTCTTTGCGCTCCTTCGGCAAGTTGCTAATGTCGTCATCCGTGGCCCACGAGTACAGGAATGCGGCAAAGACGAAATTCAAGGCGAGCAAAATAGCCACGAGCTTGATCATTTACATTTACTTTTGAAATTAACTCAGGTCGACCGTCTGGGACTGACCTGAAGCCTGGCAGCTCACGGCGACCGAGAGGCGCGTGAAAGCCTCGGGGGTCCGGTTCCCATCGTAGTTCATGGTGCAGCCGGGTGCGATGCCGATCGATCCCGCCTCGGCGAACGCATCCTGGTTCGCGCCCAGGTACGCAAAGGTCCAGCCCTCCTTGGTCTTCTGCTCGATGAGGTCCTTGATGTGCGCCTTGGTGAACTTGTGGCTTGCATTCTCGAGGCCGTCCGTCAAAATGACAACCGACGGGTTCGAGGTTCCCTTCCACTCCTTGACGAGGCGGCCGATCGCATCCATGAGAGCAGTTGACCCGCGGGGCTTGTACGTCTCGCGGGTCAGGGGTGTGACGTCATTGATCTCGGTACGCTCACACGTCACGCGATACTCGTGGTCGAACTGGATCAGGGTCAGGGTCCCACCAGTAGCCTTCTGGTCAGCCAGGAACGAGTTGAAACCACCGATTGTGTCGTCCCAGCAGGACTCCATGGATCCGGAAACATCGAGCAGGAAGACCCGGTCCATTCTTACTTGTTGTTGGGGCGTCTGGCTTTAACTCGGCGCACGTGCTTTGCTCGTGATACTGAGCTCAGTCGGTGCGAGTTTGGCGTGCGCATGACATTATTTTTGTTCTCAAGGGCCCCTTTGAGAGCCTGTTCGAGTAGGGCCAAATGTCGCACCATTTTGTTATTACCGTACCCACGTGGACCATATGCTGGAGATGGCGTCATTTATTTCAGCTTAGAAATAAAATCTCAATAAGACCTAGAAGTCTTGCTTCTGATGGTCGGGGTTGGAGTTCTCACCGAACTCCTTCTCTCACATAAACCTGAAGATACCTTTTACGTTTACGAACTGGGCATTCTACAACGGGCGTACAAAGAATGGCTGCGGGTATTCCCGACCATCCAGCCATTCGTCGCCGTCAAAGCAGGTCCGGACCCAAGGTTCATAAAGGTCCTTGCAGACCTGGGTTCTTCGTTCGACTGCGCAAGTCCCGCCGAGATTGATCTCGTGTTAGGAATGGGCGTCGAGCAAGAACGGATCATCTACGCGAATCCGTGCAAACGCCGACAGGAGATTGCACATGCGAAAAACTTAAATATCAAGTTGACCACGTTCGATTCAGTATGTGAATTGGAAAAGTTGGCCGAGGGTGGGTGGAGCGACGTCGTCATTCGAATCAGATCTGACGATCCCGGGGCGCGGTGTTGCCTGGGCACAAAATATGGAGCAGAACTCGAAGATTGGGCAGAACTGTTTACAACTTCAAAAAAACTTGGTTTAAATGTCGTTGGTGTTTCATTTCACGTTGGATCGTTTGCATCATCGGCCGATGCGTTCGTATCGGCAATTTCCAAGGCGCGCGCAGCAGTTGAAATGTCGTGGAACTACGGTTTCAAGCCGACGCTCATCGATATTGGCGGTGGGTTTTCATCAACAGAAATTTTCGATCTCGGTCCTATTCCTGAAATAATCAACAACGGATTAGCTCTATATTTTCCAGAAACAACGTATGAATATATAGCAGAACCAGGCCGTTATTTTTTCGAACACGTTGCAACGCTGGTGACGCCGGTCACTGGCATGAAAGGGAACGGCGTCACAATTTCAGAGTCTCTGTATGGAGCTTTCAATTGTGTTCTTTTTGATCATGCACAACCCATGCCAAGCAATTTTATAATGAAACATCAAGGACGTCTTGTTGACCGAATGCTTTTCGGAAACACATGTGACGGTGGAGACTGTATTTCAAAGAATATCAAACTTCCCGAGAATCTCGAGGTGGACGATTGGATAGTATGGCCACGTATGGGAGCATACACGTTCGCCGCAACTACCACATTCAACGGATTCAAGTATAATGAACGTTACGGTATTTATATGTGAAATTTCCATACAAATCCTCCCGCCGTTTTTAATTTTCCATTACAGCATTTACTAATAGAAGATGAGGGTACACCACCTTTAGTCGCATGTTTTGTACTTGCGTATGTTTCTATAAATTCACCATCTAATGTGAATTTGTCTATTTTCTTGAATTTTTTTAAAATAGTATCGATTGTTTGTCGCTTTCCCTTATTCATTTCACTCAAATGTTTTTTTTCATCATCTGTATATTTTCTACCAAAAAATGGATGTAATGATCCTTTGCGCGATTCTGATATTTTTCTACGAGTTTCTATACTAACAATTTTTCTTTTGTTTCCACCTGCCTCGATATTATAACCATGTGGTGTTAGTGTGTTTCTAGTAGAAATTTCGAGAATTTCACTGGAATCTAGTTCTTCTCTCCATCCCGGTCTTTCGGGTATTTCACATATAGTTGAAAACTCAAAGTTACTAATATCGTGTTTATCAAAAGCTCCTTTTAAACATCCGGTGGGGCGCCGTTTATGCTCGGCCCATCTGATATTGACTTTTTCACACTTGGTCTGCCCTATATAAGCTTTCCCATTAACCTTATTTGTGATCATATAAATCCATCCCATACTAACATAAGCTGATATTTTTTTTATACCAAGTGTACTCTTTGACCATGCCGAACCTGTGCCCGGATTTTTCATAGATCAATTTGGAAACGAAATTGAAAGTCACCAGGTTCCTAGACTTTTGTTCGGGTCGACATAATTTCAAAACAAATTTCACTTCCAGAGACCCTGACCGAGGGAGACTGGATCGTGTGGCCGCGCATGGGGGCCTACACGTCGGCGGCCACGACCCGGTTCAACGGGATTCCGTTCAACGAGCGGGACATAAAGTTCACAGACGTCTAATCTACAATGGAAGTTGACGAGCTCAAGGGTTTAGTGATTTTCATAGGAATTGTAGGCGCGTACACGTTCGTACTTCTGGGGTGCCTAGAGAGGCGTCTCAAGAAGGTGGCTGCAGTTATAGATGACGCAAAGTATGTAAATTAATGAACACATCACCCAATGTGATGTAGGACAAATGCCAAAAATCCTATAATAGTGTCCAGAAGCAGAACCTTCCACGCGTGCTCCTCGACACCCATGAAAGCCAGTACCGCAAACAAGCCGTACATAAAGGCGTGGACTGGACGGAGGTCGTTCCACCAGATGACCTGACCACCCACTTCGATCCCCGTCTTGCGCCAGCCATTGATGTAAATCAGTGTGAATCCAACTGAAATGGCTAGAGCAAGGAGTCCGAGCCACGGGAGGAGCGCTGGGAACCGATACGCGGCGTACGTCAAACCGAGACGGGCTCCCATACACCCGATAAGGAACATCAACATCCGCTTGAGCTCCATAGTACTGTAGACGTGGAAATTATATAGAGCCAGGGAACCCTTGAACATTAAATGATCAGCCCTGCTCTTTGCAAGGTGTGCCTGTACTACAACCCCGGTGACAAGACGTGCGGACGATCAGTCGTTGCCGCCGCTCCCGGAAAGCTCTATCACGACTACGCAAAGATTGTGCGCTACGACAAGAAGCGATGCGGGCCCAGGGGCAAGTGGTTCGACCCGTTGATGGGACCGGATGGCCTCTCAAAGACGCCCGCCGATGAGCTCTTCGAGTCGTTTGATATGTAGGTTACGCCATGCGCATAGAATCCAGCAACACATGGTGTACTTAGAGTTCACTTAAAAATACTATTGTGGAGCGCCTCACGGTACGCCACCACTAGCTCATCGTGCTCTCCGTTCATACCCTTGAACCGAAAGCTTGAATCTAAATTCTCAAGGATATCGCGATCCTGCTCGACGATCGCCTTGCCCATGAGCACAAAGAGTGACGACGGAACACCAAAGTTTTGGATGAAGCCCACAAACATCTTGGTCGTGAATTCATCAATCGGGCACAGTGTGACGTACGTCATGAGTACATTGTCCCCGTGGACCTTGACGTCGCTCCACGTCGTGTACGGGAGAACAAACGCGTGAAAGTTGTGCGTCGTCGAGAGCCCGAACAGTTTCGTCGATAGGGCT